GCCATCTGACACGCCTACTTGCTGTATATTTTCTTTAAGTTGTAAATCAGAGGCTAGATATGCCGTATAAGCCGCACCTCCACCTTCAGCAGCCTGACCCATAGCACCAAGCGCGCCACCCAACTCTTGCACTCCCGGCACACCCGGTAAACCAGCCACTTGCGACCGGCTATTTGCTCGCCTGCCCTTGTGCGCCCACTCGCTAGCTGTGAACCTGTTTGTGAGAATACGTTACCAATGTCTCGACCAGCGGATAACCTAGCGGCTAACATACCCTCGCCAGTGCGTGAAACTGTATTGCCTATGTCACGCCCTGCCTGCATTGATATGTTGCCCTGCTGTCCTCTCATAGCCCCCTGCTCGCGTAATGCAGAGAAGCCTCTGTCTGCCACTGTGCCAAGGTTTGCGAATTGCTGTTGTGCGCTCTCACCTGCCAAGCCTTGACCAAAGCGGGTCAATTCTCGCATGACATTACCACCCTGTACTCCACCCATTGCCGAGGCATTACGTAGTACGGCGCGTTCGCCACGTTCTTGAAGGAATGAGCTAACAGGCTTTAAGTTTGCCAATGCCTGCTGTTGAGCCTCGACACCATAAGCGCCGGATAATGCCGCCTGAATATCACCAGCCTGATTACCACTTTGCGCGAAAGGATCGAAGCTAGCTATGCCTTGATCTAAATAACCTATGCCCTGATCTCTACCAGCACCGATAGCACCCGCTGCCTGCCGACCAGCCGCCCTAAGCTCGCCTATGCCCGTGTTACGGCCTGAGCGTAAAACCCGTAGTGCGTTATCAGCCGATGAAGTAAGCGCGTTCTCTGCGCCAATCAAGCCTGTAGGTGGTGCGCCGGTTCTAGGGTCGATACCCTGAAAACCTCCAGCACCACCGGCAAGCGTTGGCCCACCTTGCACCCTGTTCGCCATGATCGGCATACCTTGAGCATTCAATGGGTTCTGTAGGAAATTAGCCACGGTAACGGCTCCCGCTTAATTGTTTTAAAAACTGCATATTGGCAAGCCCTTGGGCCTGTTGTGCTCCTTGAGCCTGTGGTGCGCCCTGGATCTGTGGTGGTGCGCCTTGAGACAAAGCATCCGTTGTGCTAATAAACTGGGGAATAGGAATATCTAAAGCGCCCATATCAACCGGCTTACCCAATATAGCGTTCTGGAACTGAGGAACACCGGCAAGCAATGCCTGCCTGCTAGCCTCAAACCCTCGCTGTCTATTGGCATCAGCAGCGGGGTACAGGTTAAGAATATCTGACCTTGCCGCCTTTGTTTGCGTTGCGATGAATTCCTGAGCCGCTGCATTTGCCCTTGTTTGGGCCTTTTGCGCGCTATCGTCTGTGCCGCCAAAGACGGTCTTTACCGCTTTACTCATTCAAAAAAGCCTCTATCTCTGGTCGTGTAATACCATAGTTCCACTGGTCGAGTATTTTACCCGCTTTCTGGTAGCTTTGCCTGTTTATGCCTTCCTGCACAAAGCCGAACTGCTCTATAAATCGTCGCACGTTGTCATAGATAACGGGTATTTGAGCCGTCACCTTTTTGCATTCTGGTGTATTGTCGATAATCCACTGTAATGCCGCCACTCCGGTCGCACGACTATGGTCTTCTCTGTGCTCGGGTAATACGTGTGCGTGAATCTCGACTGTAATTAAGTTTCTAGCGTGTAAGTTATAAAGTCCGATAACCTTGTCGCCATCAATCATTAATAACCAGCACTCGCTTTCAGTATCTGGTGCGTAGTCGTCAGCATTTTGGCCATCTTCTGCAATGGTCGCCCATATCTCGGGAATCGTCATAATCGAGGTGATAGCAGGCTTGTCGTAAATCCTGATTGCCTCGATCATAGCGCCGCCCACCCTTTTGATCTGTCGCCCGTTACGTCGGGCAGCATCTTTCGGTATTGAACTGGCGTTAGTGGTACAGCCTCGTCAATATAAAGCGAGTACTGTGGAGCCGTCACGACCCCCTCTGGTGTCCCTATGCCGATTAAAGGCAGTGAGTTAGACACTTGCAGCGCCCATGTTCTAAACACCTGTGAGATCGTGCCATCGGCCTCAGTAATTGGTTGCGTGCTGTTGAGTTGTTGAGCCATCAGCTACCCATTATGTCGGCGGTTAACTGAATAACAGTCGGTTTAACCGCATCGCTAAGGGTAAAGCGGAATATCTCAAACCTTGCCGCCCTGCCATTCCTTCGCCATATTGTGCGCTTGTTATATTCACCCTTCTTACCTATTGGTCTAAGGCGAATGTCGCTAAACGTCTTGCCGTCAGTACTTCGATCCATCGCTATTAATGGGCTTTCTACCGCGTCATTACCGACACCTGACTCCATCGTTAACTCTATCGAGGGAACCGTAATGGAACTCATATTATTCTGGAATGGCTGCGTAGCAACCCGCCTGATAATAGGAGAGCCATATTCTGTGAATGTATCTATATCAAGGTGGCCAATACGCCCGTCTACACTATCGCCCACTAATACCCGGCCATAAGCCGTCACCAGTGAATTAATGCGGCTGCGTTTAGTGTGAGTAACGTTCTTTTCGTCAGTGACTTGGGATTTTCTTTCGTGCCACCGGCCTGAAATAGTATCAATGACCAAAGTCGTGCCAGGTAGCGCAAAGCCAATAAAGTACGCGCCTTTCTGAGCATACGACCATGCGAATGACTCGCTGATCTCTGTATCTGTGAATCGCTGTAAGAGTAAATCAATGGCAATGGTTGATACCTTTTGCACGTTGTTACCCTGCAAGGCCCAAATTGCCGGAGACTCATTCTTACCACTGCCGATAAACAGGAAGGAATCACTTGCATCTACAGCAGTGAACGCCGCGCTTATGCCTTTCTGGATAAATAACCCGGTACGCTGAAAAGGAAAATCAGCCCCGCCTATGTTCTGGAATGCCTCAAGCGTTTGAGTGCCGCCGATAAATAATTGATTGCGGAACACAATAGGCGCAACCGTAGCGTCCGGGCTTGCCTCTGCTGTGCCAAAGTCTAAAGCGTTATAGCTTAACCCATCGTTTAGGCCGGAGATAATAAACTTTTTGCTGTTCGTGGTAAATACGAAATAGCCGTCAATAAATACGCAGTGCTGTGGATTGCCACTAGCAGTAAAGTCAGTATCTGTGATCTCGGTTAACGTATCGGGGGACGCTGTGAATATGTAACCCTTGCCGCCTGGGTTAAGTATTAACAGTTGAGTGCCGTTATCAGCCATTGATACCCGGCCAGTTCCCTCGATAGCGCCTAGACTCACAACAGCAAACGATTCGATATTATCCACGACTGCACGATCAAGCCGGTATAAGTCGCCACCGTTGACAAAGTAAGGGATGCCGTCTAGCTCCCACGCGCCCCTATTAACTTGGTTTAAGACGCCTGATGTTGCCAGCTCAATAGATCCCGGAGTACCGGCTAAAGTCTCGCTGCTAAGTGCTGGGGCTTGCTCGACAACTGGATACCAGTTTGTACATTCCTGCGCTGATACCGGCAAAGAATCAGATTGGTAAAACCCGTTTGCGATGGGTAAAACGACAACAGGCATCAGTTCATCCTCAAAACCGCGCTAGATACTAATATGTTGGCCGAGCCATCGTTGTTCTCGACGAATATCTCAACATAATCCGATAGGTTAAAGTCAAACTGCCAAGGTAGTGTAATTGACGCCGGAGAGCCTGAACTTGCCGAGGCACTACGCTTTGATCCTGCCACTATTGAACCGTTAAGCGCGATGTAAGCAGACAGGGCTATATTACTACCGCTTGACGGCTCCACTGACACGGAGGCTGTCATGGGTATTTTGCCGCCCTCGTAAAGATCAAACGTTACACGACCCACTGTTGTACCTGTCATCCTGCTAGACATCTCGACAACCCACGTTCCAGCTACCAATACTGCATTAGAACCATCTGTGCTAGACGCCGATATAGTCGTTGCTGTGGCGTTACCCTGCATTGAGAGCAAAGCGTCAGTTCTAGTATCGGGGAAGTTGTTATTGTGGAAGAACAACCACCCGGTATCATCAATACTAATGCCGGACACCGGAGCACCAGCGCCCGTTATAACACCGGATAAAACGCGACCAGCGCCGCCTGTCAGTATGTTTCCTGAGCTTGCCATGCCGCTCAAGCCAACAGCACCAGCGCCAATGACCGCGACAATAGTCTCTGAGGCAAAGAACGCAAAGGTGGCAGTGCCTAAGCCATACATTGAACCGCTGTTTACCGTCATTAAGCCAGTGTTGTGGCCAAACGCACCAAACGATCGACTGAATGCTATGCCGTCAGTATTTGCCAAGGTACAAGCAACAAAGGTTAATCTAATTGCTGTGCCG